GTCGTAACCATGCTCCTGCGCCATGCGCGCACAGGCGGCCAGATCCAGAGGAACGCTGCCACCCAACTGCAATGCCAGCGGATGCTCGGCTTCATTGTGACGGAGGAAACGTTCGTGATCGCCGTTGAGGAGAGCGCCGGTGGTGACCATTTCGGTGTAGAGCAGGGCGTTCTTCGACAGGAGGCGTAGGAAGTATCTGCAATGCCTATCAGTCCAGTCCATCATCGGGGCCACACTGAAGCGGCGAGACGGCTCGGAACGGGCATGGCTAGTGTTTACTGGCGCTTCAGGTTTTTCGAAATTCATTGATACTGATCTTTTATACAGCGGTTTTTACCCATTTTTCCTTGTTTTCTGAAGTCGGTTGCTACAATGTAGCAATCGAATTCGGCAATGTAGCAACTGGAAATGGGCACGATCACATCACGCAAGCGCAAGGACAACTCGACGGCCTACACGGCGCAGATACGGATCAATCGGGACGGGCGCACAGTTTATCAGGAAAGCCAAACATTCGACCGTAAGCAGGTCGCCCAGGCTTGGATCAAGCGGCGTGAGACTGAGCTGTCTGAGCCTGGTGCAATCGATCGAGCGAACCGCAAGGGTGTGACGATCAGGAAGATGATCGAGCAGTACCTGGATGAGTACGAGAAAATCCGGCCGCTGGGTAAGACAAAGAACGCAACACTGAATGCGATCAAGGACACCTGGTTGGGTGATCTCGACGACTCGGCGCTGACCAGTCAGAAGCTGGTGGAGTTCGCACAATGGCGGATGAGTAAAGAGGGCGGCGGCGTTCAGGCGCAGACGGTTGGCAACGATCTGTCGCACCTGGGGGCGGTGTTGTCTGTGGCCCGGCCTGCTTGGGGCTATGAGGTGGATGCGTTAGCGATGCCGGACGCGCGTAGGGTGTTGCGTAAGCTAGGCATGGTGAGCAAGAGCAAGGAGCGAAGCCGGCGACCGTCATTGGAGGAGCTGGACAAGCTCATGGCGCATTTCTTCGAAATGCAGGAGCGCCGCAAGGCACAGATCGACATGCCGAAGGTTATCGCCTTTGCGCTCTTTTCGACACGTCGGCAGGAAGAAATTACAAGGATTCGCTGGGATGATCTTGACGATTCGCGACAGGCTGTCCTCGTGCGCGATATGAAAAACCCTGGGCAGAAGATTGGTAATGATGTGTGGTGTCATCTGCCTGATGAGGCTTGGGCAATTCTGCAGAGCATGCCCAAGGTTGAGAGGGAGATCTTCCCTTACAACGCGAAGTCGGTGTCGGCCTCTTTCACTCGGGCCTGCCCGATGCTCGGCATTGAGGATCTGCATTTCCATGATTTACGGCATGAAGGGGTAAGCCGGCTGTTTGAGATGGACTGGGACATTCCCCGGGTGGCCGGCGTCTCTGGTCACAGAGATTGGAATTCAATGCGTCGCTATACCCATCTGAAAGGTCGGGGAGACAGATTCAAACAATGGAAATGGCTAAGCCAAGTGTGCGCTAAACATCTTTGAAGGGGAGTATATGAAAAGGCTATTAGATGTTAAGCGAAACGTGTTGGTGTTGTGGGGCGTGGCAGTCAGCCTGTTTCTTTGGTACTTCGTAATGATCTCGCAGAATGAGTTCAGTGTTTTCCAATACCTGATTTTCTGCACCATCCTTTTTGGTGGAGGCCTTGCTTACCATGTGATGTCTGAACTCGCAGCCTGTCCATATACCGAAGAAAACTCTTCGCTCTGGAGAAAGATTCGACGCATCTTGTGCATCGTGTTTCTGGGTTATCTGTTTGCTGGCTGCGCGTTGTTACTTGGCATTCATTGGGGGGGGAATAGAGGGATTCTGTTCGCGATTGTTGGTCTGGTGGCGGGAATGTTTTGGGCTATGCATTTTCTGATAAGGCTCAAGCAGCCGGTGCTTGAACTGCTCTCGTCTAAATGAATTGCGGGGTCGTCTCGACCCCGCATCAGGCCCTCATGCAGCTCTGCCCATCAACTGATTCTGCTCTTTCATAGCTTTCTCGCGCTGCCGGTCGATGTAGTCCGCTAGGTCCTTCAGGTGAATTCCAAGCGCAGCTTTTTGGGAGTTCGCGCCTAGTCGCACGACTGCGATGTCGATCTCACCATCCAGCTGTTTCCGTTTGAATTTTTCCACCGTCAAATGCATGTAATCCGCGCACACCCTGTCAAGCGGAATGACTGCCTGCCCATCGTACTGAGCCATTAGTAAAAACAAGGTATTCATTGCAACACCTCTCCCTTGGCTCGTTGGGCAACGATTACGGCGTGCTTCCACGCTCTGCGCTTCCATGCGGCGAAGCCGGCCCGGTATGCGTAATGCTCACGGGCGAACGAGTCGGATGTCTTTGCACCTGGTGCGGTGATGTACGTGCCTCGCTGAGTGCAGTACTGCAGGCCTTCGGGGACTGGGAACTCCTTCTCGAACTCAGCGCGCTCGTCGATCTGAATCTCGTCGGCGGCTTCTTGTGAAAGGCTTTCAGAGTTGCTGTCAGGGTGCGTATACCCCACAGCAGGCTGCGCGGGCGGGCAATTCTGAGCGATTAGCGTTGCATTGGGTGTGGCTGCCTCGCGCAGCTTTTCGTGGGGTATAAGCGCCTCGGTGGTGCTGCTGGAAGGAGCGATAATGCCTGCTGCTGCGCAGCAGAGGCTGTTTGTTTCTGGTGTGTCGACGCTGGTTTCCTTGCGGAGCAAAGCGGTCGTGGATTGGGTGTTGTGCTGGTCCTTTTGCATGCCGCTTTCCTCCGAGGTTCGAGTGCGCGTTGGTTCATCAGCCGCGGAAGGGGCGTGAGCCGTGTTGCGGTGGGTATTCGATTGAGGGCAGATCTGGCTCATGCGGCGCTCTCCTGATTTGCCGGCTCCAGCAGGGCTGCAATGGCGAGCGCTTGATCACGGAGACCACGTGTGTCGCGTTCCAGTTTTTTGCCGGTGCGGAAGGCGCTGAACGTCTCAGATGCGATCCGTAGTTTTTCGGCGATTTCCAATAGGGTCAGTCGTTCTTGTTCACCCAGTTTCGTCGCAGCGAGGGCGCGCTCGTAATGAGCGTAAAGTTTCTCGCGTTGGTCATTGGCCTGGCAGAGGGCAAGTTCCAAGTTACGATTCTCTTCCCAGCTTTCAGATCGCTGAATGGCTTTTCCCTCATCCATTCCATCTCGATACCCTACGCAGCCGCCGACGTCATAGCCTTCGCTGTAACCCTCTGATTGGCCTTCGGCGTGGCCATTGCTGAAACCATTCCGGTAGGCGAGCCAATAGGTGGCGGCCATCATGAGGACGATTGCTATCAGCGCGTAGATTTGAACTGCAGTCATGTGGTGTGCTCCTGGTGATGTCATTGGCTGGTGGTGGCAGCCGTTCGGTATTGGGTATTACTCGTTGGTGTCGTCCTGCTGTCGTTGCATATCTTCGTCGGCCTTGTAGGCGCGGATGTCGATCAGTGAGGCGACGTGCCGGATGTGGGCGTATTTCGGTGCCTTGCGGCTGGTGTCCAGCGTGGTGATGGGGAGCTGGATGCGGCCGCTGCTGATCTCGGCCACGAACGATTGCTCGTTGAGGTTGCGGAAGTACTGCTCGCGCACCTTGTCCAGCGGGATCAGGACGTCGCCGAAGATGCGGTAGAGCAATTCGACTGTCGCTGATTCCGGGGCTAGGTGCAGACGGAGCGGGTTTTGGCTGGAATCCTTCATGCCGCTCGACCGCCCTTGATCATGGTGTGGAGGTCGCGCAGGGCTTCTTCGGCAGTATTTCCATGACCGATTAGAAAAGGGTCGCCTGCTTGAGAGTTGGGGTTGGTGAACAGTACGGTCAGGGCGGTATGCCAAGTGAGGCCCGACTCACGGATATTGAGCTGCGTGTCACAGTGTTTGAAGTTCAGTTCCTCTCCAAGAAAGTCGGCAATTGCTGCCAATTTGAGTTGTTCGCGTTGCAGTTCGAACAGGTAGGGTTGAGTGCCAAAGTCGTCAGGCCGTGACGCTTGGATCAGTTGGGCTGCCTCGGCGATGCGTGCCAACGCCGAGGCGACGTGCAGTTGGGTTCGGTTGGTTACCGGAGTACGCAGCAGTTCGAGGATCTGTTGATCAATCAGGTCGTTGTCCATGGTTCTTTCTCCTTGTTGGGTGATTCCAGGCGTTCAGGCAGTGCCGTTTTGTCAGCTCGCGCAGATGTTCGGGCACTTCAAGGAGCGCGGCGTTGCGCTCCTCTCGTGTCCGCATGGCGATGATCTGGCGGGCGTATTCCCTAGGCCACGTCACGGTTGTCTGCCGGTATGGCAGGAAGGTCGATCCCCAAATGTTCCGCCAGCCAGCGGATGCCAGGTTGTTTCACTTTGGTCGACTGGCTGTACTGCATGCCGAGCTGGTCGTGGTACCACTGGCCATCCTTGATTCGCAGGTAGTCGCGGTCACGGTTGGGGTAGGCCGGCAGGTTCCGTTCGGTGAGCAGGCCTTTCTCCCGCATGCGAGCGATGAGCTTGGGCCGGGTCAGGCCGAGTTGGGTTGCGGCCTGGGCGAGGGTGCGTTCCATGGCGTCCCCCTCATGCCGCGTGCGCGGCTGGGGTGGCCGCTGCAGCGAGGTGGTTGATGGACTCGGTGACCTTGCCATAGATCTCGACATCGGTGCCGTATACGGTGAAGCACCGGGTATGCGGGCTTGTGTTGCCGATGCTCAGGATGGTGGTGACGCCCGAGCGCGATTGGGTGCGGTGCAGCGCAACGTGTAGGGGGTAGTCGAAGCCCATGTCGAGGCTTAACACGCCGCCGCTGCCTACCAGTTCCAGAACGCGTTGTTTGTCCGAGACCTCGAAGCGGCCGTATTCGCGGCTGGCGTGCGGGTGGTTTACCAGATCGCTTGTGTTGCTTGCGTCGAAGGGGCCGTTGGCGATCTCTTCGATGAAGTCGGCTAGCTTGAGGTGCATTTTTTTGTCGTTTGGCAGGGTCAGCGTGTGGCGTTCGCTGCCCATCTCGACGACGAAAGTGCTCTCCGTAGTACCGCGGTCGACCTTGAGACGGAACGCCAGGAACTCACGTTTGGGCGCTGTCCTGAGGACGTGGTTGAAGGTCTCGGTCAGGTTGACCTGGGCATTGAGCAACTGCAGTGTACGGTTGTCGATTTTGTACTTGATCATGCCGCGTGCCCTCCGCCGTTTGGATCGAATGGGGTGGGGGAGGTGCGAGCTTGCTGCTTCGGTTTGCTGGTGACAAACGAGCAACCGCTCTCACGTGCTAGGCGGCGGATCTCGAAGATACGGGAAGGGTCAGCAGCGGCCGGGTGGACGTGCAGGGTTGCTGCGGTGTGCATGGTTTTGCCTCGCTCTGTGGTGGAAGAGTAAGGCAAATATCAACTGATAGTTGCTAATTGTCAACAACCAAAGGTTGATGTTTTGTGTTGATGTCATTGGGCCTGTAATTTTGCTGAATGGACTAAAGGGAAGCGCTTGACTGATAAGCGCCCGACGGCAAATTCAGGGTAAAAAATATGGAATTACCTGGCGAAAAACTGATGATAAAGCTCTGGGAAACCCTTTCAGAGAAAGCCATAGGCGGTTGGCTACGACCTGGTCAGCAAAGACGTGAAGGCTTGGTTGGATTAGAGCTAAAAAGAGCAGAGCTATTAACTCTTGCTCAGGCTGCGCGAGACGTTGAAGAAATAAATTCTGGTACAAAGTCTTTATCAGACTTCAATCTACAATTAAAATTTTCGTCTGCAAAGTCACTCACTGGACTCGCAGAACGAGTTGAACCCACGCTAGATATTGTGGACCTTATAGAGCAATCGAATAATCGCACAGCGCTCGACTCGATAAGAAAAGAAATTAACGTTGCTAAAGCTATCCTTCATGCTGAAGAGAAAATCCATACTGAGAATGATGATAGTGCAACTGATGAAAAAGTTAATGATGACTGGGTTTATAGATGGCGAGACTACGCTGGGGATGTTAGCTCTGAGGATATGCAAAGATTGTGGGGAAGTTTATTGGCTGGAGAGGTAAAGGCCCCAGGCACATACAGCTTAAGGTGTATGGAGTTTCTGAGAAATTTAGAACAATCTGAAGCAAAACTCATAGAGGTTGCATGCCAGCTTACAGTCGACGGCTTGGTATTGTTGGACGAAAATCTCGATAGTCACCTGTCTTTTAATCAACTTCTAGAGCTTGACACCTTGGGCATTATCAGCGGTGTATCAGGAGGAGGTGTTCGCAGAACGTTTTCAAGCGAGGATGGCGCCCCGTGGTCGCGAACCGTTCTTGCAAATAACAAGTGTCTGCTTATAAATCATCCACAACAAAACGCCTCAGTAGTTATATCTGGCTATATTCTGACTAACCTAGGCCATCAGATGCTGAGCTTGGGGAACTTCAAATCAGACGTCGAATACTTGAAGGATTTTGGTAGGAAACTAATAACTCAAGGTGCCCGCGTTTATATTGCGGATTACGATATGCGGGGAAATGACACAATTAATTACTATAATACCTTTGAAGTGAAGTAGTTAATAAATTGATTTTTTATTGTTTTAGTCAGGGATAAAAGAGCCCACTACTTTCCCGCAGATGTGGGTTTCCTCTGTGATTTCAATAATTGGATACTGTGGATTTATTGGTCTTAGGTATTGCCTGCCGGCATCTTCAACCAATATTTTAAATGTGGCTTCATTGGTTCGTGGCAGCCTAGCAATCACTCGGTCCCCTGTTTTGGTCTCCGCGTCGGGATCAACGAAAATGATGCATCCAGTTGGATAGCTGCGACCGGATCCGGGATTAGTCATTGAGTCGCCAAGCACTCTCAATGCATACCCGTGACTGCTGATCGGAACCGGGCAAGATATCCATGCGTCTGCCTCATATGACTCGAAGTTAGAGATAGCTTCACACCAAGCGCCGGCCTGAACCCAAGAGATGAGTGGAACCTTACCGAAGCGCTGGTTGATTTCGCGGACATTGCTCTCTCCGTAATTACTCACGCTGTACACATTTCCATGAGTTTTGCCGGGCAGTTCTTTCGGGGCGACCCCATACTCCAACCATTCTCTGCGCACATCCAGCCAAGTGCAAAGTGCGGCCATGCTATCAGCTTCAGCTATCGCCTCCCCATTCAGCCACTTGCTTATGGCCTGCGTCGTCTTATCTACTCCCAAGCTTTTCAATTTACGATGGATATCGACCCCACGACCGCGGCTACGTACGCCGGCATCGTCGAGTGCTTCGTGTAGGCGCTCGCTGAAAGCTGCGCGGAGAGTATTTTTATCAACCATGAGTTGAGAGTCTCATAAAGGTTGCGCAATAGTCAGTTGATCTATAACATCAACCACGAGTTGATAAATGGAGGTTGTCATGCTGGACCCCGCAGATTTTCCGAGCGCAATTGCATTCGCGTTTGAAGCCGTAGGCGGCATCGGGGCCGCCGCGAAGGCATGCAATAGAAGCTATCAGGCGTTGAACAAATGGCGTCAGGCCGCTTGCCTGCCGCGAACGGATTACACCGGTGAAACCAAATACGCTGAGTTGCTGGCGACGGCTGCTAAGCAAAAAGGTAACGCCTTCCAAGCAGCTTGGCTGTTGAACGCTTCGGCCCCTCATAAAGCTGCTGCATAGCAAGAAAAAAGGCGACCCAACGGTCGCCCAGTTCCTCCCGGCACGCACCACCACAGCGCTGTCGGGTCGCGCTAAAGATAGGTGGGCACACCACATGCAACCACCTCCCTTTATCGCGCTTTTCCAAGGCTCGGAAGCCTTGGTGTTGCTGCCTCTTCCACCACAGATTTGGCAGCTGTTGCGCCTGGGGTGAGCAACGGATTGCTCGCCCCGGCACGGTGCCGGTATCGATCCCGTAGATCTAGCCGGCGTTTGGGCCCTTTCAAGCCACGCGGCAAATGTATCACCACTGCATGTCGCGCGGCACTGGCAACTTACAAGGATTAATGCCATGAGCCGTATCATTCTGAGCTCCGTTGAGCGGGCGCAGCGGGAAGTTTTGCCGCTCGATCTCGCGCTTTACCATGCCGCCCGGGACTACCCCGGTGGCGCCGCCGCCATCGCCGCCACCACCGGCCGCAATGCGACCACGCTGCAGCACAAGCTGTCCCCAACCCATCCCAGCCACACAGTCAATATTCAAGAGTTCGGCGAGATTCTGGAGCTGACCAAGGATCGCCGCATTCTGGATGCAGTGCATGCCTTGGTCGGTGACACGACTTGGCAGGAGCTGGCTGAGGCGTACACCAACGACATGCCCGAGACGCTGACCACCGGGATTGCCGAGTACTTCCGGCAAGTGGCGGATCTGGCGGATACCTGGGCCAAGAGCATTGGCGACGGGGTGGTTTCCGATGAGGAACTCGCCGCGATTCGCCTGCAGGTGTTCCGTGGGATTCAAGGGCTGTTGGGATTGTTCAACCGCGCCACGTATGTCAACCAGACGACGCGGGGTGTTGATCGTGGCTGACATTGCTGACTTCGCAAATGACCTGGTGCAGGAACGTATCGATCAGGCGCTCGCTGCACGCAACGCCACCAAGCCTGCCTTGGTGGCGCATTCGTTTCTGTTCTGCGAAACGTGTGATGATCCTATCCCTGAAGCTCGCCGTTTGGCGCAGCCCGGCTGCACGCAGTGTGTGGGATGCCTTTCTCTCGTGGAGTTGAAGGGGGCACACCATGCTCGATGAGGTGTTGGGGCAATTCGCGGATTACGGGCTTGAGCCTGCACAGCCATTGGTGTTTGGCAAGCTAACCCGGTGCAAGACGGCGCAGGATAAGGGCAAGGAAAAAAACGGTTGGTACATCGCCCATGAGCATCGCACCGAGAAAGGCGAGACGCTGATTTTCGGCGCATTTGGTGATTGGCGTTCGGGTGAGTCGCAAAAGATCAAGGTGAAGGCCGGACGGATGTCGCCGGAAGAGCGTGAGGTCATGCGCGCTCGGCAGGAAGAGGCAAAGCGTCGGGCGGCCGAGATCTCGGCGAATGCGGCACGTCGTGCGGCGAACCGGGCGTCGGGGATGTTTAAGCGCATGCCGGAAAAGGGCCGTAGCGACTATCTGGATCGAAAGCAGATTGTCGGCTTCGGCGTTCGGTATGCGCCGCGTACCGGCGCGTTTCTGGTGCCGATGAGCAATGTGCGCGACGAGATTGTCGGCCTGCAGGTGGTGTTTCCGACCAAGCAGCAAGACACCGGTCGCGATAAATCCTACTGGCCTTATGGGATGTCGAAGGAGGGGGCTTTTCACCTGATCGGGCCGCATCCTGATCCGGGAGAGCCAGTGCTGGTTTGCGAGGGCTACGCCACCGGCGCCAGTCTGCACATGGCCACGTCACTGACCGTGGCCATCGCTTTTGATGCCGGTAACCTGCTGGTGGTGTGCAAAGCGATGCGCGAGCGTTTCGCCGGTTGCCCGCTGATCATCTGCAGGGATGATGACTGGAAGACCACCAAGCCGAATGGTGATGCCTGGAATCCCGGTGAGGAAAAAGCCAACAACGCGGCGTTGATCGTCGGTGGCCAGGTCGTTGCACCGATCTTCTCTGGCGAACGCGAGGACAAGTGGACCGACTTCAACGACCTGCATGTCGCGGAAGGTTTGGAAGCGGTGCGTCGTCAGGTGTTGGCGGTTGTCAAGCCCCCGGCCGCTGGTGGTTGGAAGGATCTGTTGGCACGTAGCGAAAGCGGGGCGTTGATTGCGCACATGCAGAACGTCGAGTTGATCCTGGCCAATGACGAACGCTGGGCCGGGGTCATCAGTTACAGCGCGTTCAGTTCGAAGATCGTAAAGCTGCGTGCGGCGCCTTATGGCGGCGGCACCGGCGATTGGGCAGACATTGATGATGTGCGGGTTATGAAGTGGCTCGCGCAGCAGTACAACTTGCGGGTCAAGGCCTCGCATGTGATCGAGGCGGTGAGTGTGGTTGCGCATGACCATGCGTTTCATCCGGTGCGGCAGTACCTGCGCAAGCTCGAATGGGATCGCGTGCCGCGCCTGGAAAGTTGGCTCACGGACGTCATGGGCGTCAAGGCGACCGACTACTCGTCCAAGGTTGGCAAGCGCTGGATGTTGTCAGCCGTGGCGCGGGTGATGAAGCCGGGCTGCAAGGCTGACTCGGTGATGATCCTTGAGGGCGCGCAGGGCGCTGGTAAGTCGACGGCGATGAGCATTCTCGGCGGTGAGTGGTTCATGGATACGCCGTTTGCCCTGGGCGACAAGGACGGGTTTCAGGCGATCCGGGGCAAGTGGATCGTCGAGCTGGGTGAGCTGGACAGTTTCAACAAGGCCGAGAGCACCAAGGCCAAGCAGTTTTTCTCCGCGTCGACGGACACCTACCGCGAGAGCTACGGCCGCCGCACGATGGACGTGCCGCGTCAGTGCGTGTTCGTGGGTACGACCAACCAGGACGAGTACCTGAAGGACGCGACCGGTAACCGGCGTTACTGGCCGGTGGCGTGTACCAAGGTGGATCTGGAATTGTTGCGTTCGATCCGTGAACAGCTCTGGGCCGAGGCGGTGTTCTGCTATGACGCGGGCGACCTTTGGTGGGTGACGCTGGATGAGGCGTCGATGTTCGGTGAGGAGCAGGACGAGCGCTTTGTGGTGGATGAGTGGGAAGGTCCGATTCTGACCTGGCTCGAGGAGTCGCAGATCGGCGAGACCACCACGGGCAGTGAGGTGCTGGCCAATGCGCTGAAGCTGGACTTCGGGCATTGGGGTAAACCGGAGCAGATGCGTGTCGGGGCGATCATGCATCGGTTGGGGTGGCGGCGAGTGCGGTTGGCTGCGTTGGTGAAGAGTGGGCAGCGGCCGTGGGCTTACAAGAAGCCGGCAGGGTGGGGCGGTGCTTCGGCGTTGCAGCGGGAAGCGTTCGAGGAGCCTTGTTTCGATGATTAAGGAGATCGATTCACTTCTTCGGTCGTGGGCACTGGACCTGCATTCGGATCTCTCAAGCGGAGGTCTCGCAGGTGGGAATATGGTGGCCATGATGATGGAGACCAATGGTCAATTGATTCGGGGGCGACGTGCCTTTCGTGCGCCGCTGGAGAGTTCGCTGGACATCGAGCTGATCGTGAACAAGCATCTCGCGCCCGAGCTGGTGACGGTCGTGCGTGAGCACTACTGCACGCACGATGTGGATATGCGTTTGCGGTACGCCCATTGCGGTTGTGGCCGCGACACGTACTACCAGCGTTTGCATGAGGCGCATCTGCAGATCTTCGGCGTGATGATGGGGCTGGCTGCGTGACCCCAAGCATCGCTCCCGCTGTTGCTGTCCCACTGGCCCGTCTTGTCTCGCTGCGTTTTGATGCAGTGGGACAGGTGCGGGCCTTGTCTTTGTTGGGTTGTCCCACCGTCCCGCTTGGAAGTGCCTCCCGCCCGTGTGAGCGTAGCGGACGAGCAGTACGCGCTTACGCGCGAACGCGTGTTCTTTAAATTTCTTCCTTTACACGAGAAAGGAGAAAGATAAGTAGGACAGTGGGGCGAAGCCCCAAATTTTGGCGCTCTCAGGCGTCCCACTTCGATTCAAGGAGGTGGGACGAATGGGACACCGCTGAAACAGCAGAATGCCGTGGTGGTGTATTCACGGACATTCGCTAGGCGTTCACCCTGCGTTACCCACTTATTCACCGGGTGGCATTAAAACAGGGTTGCTGCCACCGGAATCGACCTGTAAAAAGTAGTCATCTTCGATAGGTGCGACCGCAGAGAGCGGCAGGCACCCACCACCAAACCCGGCCATTGCGCCGGGTTTTTGCGTTTAGGGGTTGGCGATGACAAACGAGCAACAAGCGCTGGCAGAGATGCCAATCTGGTTAGTGATCGTCCTGGCCCTGGTCGGCGGCGTATCGGGGGAAATGTGGCGGGCCGATAAGGATGGGGCGCGGGGCTGGGCATTGTTGCGCCGGCTGGCACTTCGATCTGGCGCCTGCATTGTCTGCGGGGTGTCGGCGATGATGTTGATGATCGCCGCCGGCATGACGATCTGGACGGCGGGCGCCTTGGGGTGCCTCACGGCGATGGCCGGTGCGGACGTAGCCATCGGGTTGTACGAACGATGGGCTGCCAAGCGGCTGGGCGTCTGCGAAGTCCCGCCAGCCGGGGGTGAACAGGGGTGATGCACCGATCTGGTGCGCCGAAAACCGCCGGGGACCCTAGGGGTATCTGAAGGACACGGGGTCGGAAACCCGCGGGAAACTGTTAGCCGCAGACTTCCCAGCTTACTGAAATTTCAATCATTGAAATCTTGAAAGGATTCATTGAAATACGTTGAAAAAGGAGGGCTCATGACAGAACCAACCTACCTGTCGAAGAGCGCCTTCGCGGCCCGGCTCGGCAGGTCGCCGAGTTACATCACCTGGCTGAAAGACAACAACCGTTTGGTGCTTTCGCCCAATGGCAAACAGGTTGATGTACATGCCACCGAAGCGCTGATTCGCGACACCGCCGACCCGAGCAAGGCCGCCGTTGCTGAACGCCATCAACAAGATCGGATTCAGCGCAACGTTTACAGCCAACTGTCGACCCAAACCGAGCCGACTTCCATGGCTGCGCCGCCGCTGGCGGCTCCGACGACAGACAAGCATCCGGATTTTCAGAAGGCACGCGCGCACCGTGAGTTCTACTTGGCGCAGATGGCCGAGATGGAGTTTCACAAAGCACAGGGCTCAACAGTCGAGGTTACGGCAGTTCAGTCCGGGGCATACAACGCCGGTCGCATGCTTCGCGACACGTTGCTGGGTATGCCACCGCAGCTGGCTCCGGAACTGGCGGCCATGTCGGATCCATGGGAGATCGAACGACACCTGACTGCAGCATTGAGACAACGGCTTGAGGACGCCGGCCGTATGTCCTCTGAGGAATTCGGCCACACACTGGATACTAACTGGGAGGTGATAGATGAACCTGACCAGATCTGATGGAGCGACGGTGTACTGCGAGGCTTATTTCCGGGGGCTTCAACCTGACCCGGATGTGTGGGTGGACGAGTGGGCCGACGAATACATGCGTATTCCGCGTGATTCAGGTGCCGCTGAGCCCGGCCAATACCGCACCTCTCGCACCCCTTACGCACGTGAGCCGATGCGCTGTTTATCGCCAGCTCACCCCTGCAAGCGCGTCGTTACGATGGTGGCTTCGCAGTTGATGAAAACCCAAATCGCCTTAAATTGGATTGGTGGCCTGATCCATATGGCACCGTCCAATATCCTGACACTGCTGCCGAGCCTTAGCCTGGCTAAGCGGGTGTCATCGAGGATCAGCAAGACCATCAAGGCCACGCCCGTTCTGCGTAAGCGAGTGGCGTCCAGTCGGTCTCGTGACTCCCGTAACACGATGGACACCAAAGAGTTTGAAGGTGGTTCGCTGTACGTGACCACTGCGGGTTCCGCGGCCAACTTGGCCGAGCTCTCAGCGCGCTATGTGTACGGCGATGAGGTGGATCGTTGGGAAGTCGACGTCGGAGAGGAGGGTGATCCCATCGAGCTGGCAGAGACTCGGGGCAGTACCTTTGGCCGGAATGCCAAGTTCTACTTCTCCAGCTCACCAACGATCAAAGGTGCTTCGCGTATCAGTGATCTGTTCGAGTCCAGCGATCAACGTTACTTCTACGTGCCGTGTCCAACTTGCGGGCACAAGCAGGTACTGGAGTGGGAACGTTTGCTCTACTCCAAGGATTACCAGCTCATTCACTACCAGTGTGCTGGGCCTGAGTGCGACGTGTTGATCGAGGAGCACCATAAGGGCTGGATGCTTGCCAATGGCGAGTGGATAGCCCATGCCGAAGGTGATGGCGAAACGGTTGGCTTTCATCTCAACGCGTTGTACTCGCCACCAGGCTGGATGGACTGGCGTACGCTGGCCAGGCAGTACGAGAAGGCCAAGCGGGCACAGGCGAAAGGCGATCTTGAACCGATGCAGGTGTTCTACAACACCCGCCTGGCCAAGGTTTGGGACAGCGCTCAAGAGCAAACCAAAGCCGATGTTCTTATGGACCGGGCGCGTCTGGAAAGCTACGGACTCGGCTCAATGCCGTCCGGTTCGCTGATGCTTACCGCCGCCGTCGACGTTCAGGCTAACCGTCTGGAGTTGATGGTCATGGGCTGGGGATTTGGTATGGAGCGTTGGGTGATTGATCACAAGGTGATCTCAGGCGATCCCGCTGATGAGCGAACTTGGGCGGTACTTGATGACTTGCTCAAAGCTCGCTACCGGCACCCTTGCGGTGTCGGCTTGGCGATTCTTGCCACGGCTGTCGACTCCGGGGGCCATCACACCGATGAGGTCTACCAGTTCTGCCGCATGCGGCGCTGGCGCAACATCTTCGCCATCAAAGGTGCGAGCAAGCCCGGCAGACCGGTGATTGCCCAGCGGCCCTCTATGGTCGACGTGACCTGGAAGGGTCAGACCGAGCGCCACGGCGCCGAGCTGTGGTTCGTCGGTACCGACACCGCCAAGGACTGGATCTACAACCGTTACCCGTTCCCGGATGGACCCGGCTCGCTGCATTTTGCCAACGATTTGCCGGACGACTTCTTCGCCCAATGTGTGGCAGAACGAAAGGTCGCTCGCTACGTCCGCGGCCATAAACGTGTCGAGTGGATCAAGGGCAAAGCCGAGCGCAACGAAGCACTAGACCTGATGGTGTATTGCCTGGCCATGGCGCATTACTTGGGCATTAATCGGTACCAGGAGCATGACTGGGATCGGGTGCGGCAAGCCTTGGCACAATCCGGACTGTTCGACGATGCACCGGTTCAGCCTGTCCAGGCCCCGCGTGTTGAACAAGCCCAAACTGCCGAAACAGCGCTGCCGGCTGTTTTCCGGCAAGCCCAGCTTGCACCGCCTACACCGGCAGCACCTGTCGCACCCCCGCGACCTGCTGCATCGCCGTCACAACGCCGCAGCTCTACCAGCGGTTATTTGAAGAGACGCTGATATGTCCTTTACCCAACAGCACCTCGACGTAATCGAGAAGGCCATCGCGCGCGGTGAAAAAACCGTTCGCTTCGGCGACCGCACCGTCGAGTACCGCACCATCACCGAGCTGTTGCAGGCCCGCGACGAAATTCGCACCTCGCTGCTCAACGCTGCCGGGCCACGTTCGCGCGTGGTCCGGCTTTACCACGGAGGCAAGGGACTGTAATGGCTCGTTATCCGACGCTAACCCGTAACGGATTCTTGCTGCCGTCGAACATCAAGGCCAGTTACGAAGGCGCCGGGGAGGGCCGTCGTTCCGCTGGCTGGGATGCGCCCGACAATGGCTTGAACACCATCAACACGCCAGCGCTGCGCAATCTGCGTTCACGCTCGCGGGCCGCAGTGCGCAACGACCCGTATGCTTTCAACGTTATTGAAAAGCGCGTCAGCAACCTGATCGGCACCGGCATCAACCCCCGGCCGAAGACGGACAATGACGCCCTGCGTAAGCAACTGCAGGAACTGTGGGAAGACTGGGTCGATGAATCGGATGCCGATGACCTCACCGACTTCTACGGTCAGCAGGCGCTCGCTGCGCGCACGGTCGAAACCTCCGGCGAATGTTTCATTCGGTTGCGACCACGCAGTCTGGACGATGGTCATGCGGTGCCGCTGCAATTGCAGTTGCTCGCACCGGAGTTCGTGCCGCACGACAAATTCGAAACTACCCGCGACGGCAACGTGATCCGTGCCGGCATCGAGTTCAACCCGGTCGGCAAGCGCGTGGCGTACTGGATGTACCGCTCGCACCCGGGCGATCCCTCGGCATTGAACACTGGCTACAACCAGCTGGTGCGGGTGCCCGCCACTCAGGTGCTGCACATCTTCGAGCCACTGGAGCCCGGACAGCTGCGGGGCGTGCCGCGCTTGTCGCCGGTGCTCAAGCGCCTGCGCAGCCTCGACAACTACGATGACGCTGTGCTGTTTCGCCAAGAGGTCGCCAACCTGTTCGCAGGTTTCATCACCCGACCGCCGCCGGATTCCGGTCCCATGCCGCGCGACCCGGTCACCGGTCAGCCACTGGTGACCGACCGCGACGGCTTCACGCCAATGGTCGCGCTTGAGCCCGGCACCATGCAGGAGCTCGGGCCGGGCGAGGAGGTGGAATTCTCCAAACCACCCGACGCCGGCAACAACTACCCGGACTTCATGCGGCAGCAGCTGATGGCCGCTGCCGCCGGTACCGGCACGCCCTACGAGATCCTCACCGGTGACATGCGCGAGATCAACGACCGCGCGTTGCGCGTCGTACTCAACGAGTTTCGCCGTCGGCTGGAGCAACTGCAATTCAGTGTTTACGTGCATCAGCTGTGTCGCCCGGTCCGTGCTGCGTGGATGGACATGGCAGTGCTGTCCGGTGCGCTGGTGCTGGAGGATTACGCCCAGCGTCGACGCGAATATCTGCGCACCCGCTGGGTACCGCAGGGCTGGGCCTACATCCAGCCAGTGCAGGACGTGCAGGCGCGCACGATGGAAGTGAAAGCTGGTTTCGCCTCACGCAGCGAGATGGTGCTGCGCACCGGCTACGACGCCGAAACGGTCGATGCGGAAAACGCCGCTGATCTCGCCCGGGCCGTTCGCCTGGGCCTCAACTACAATACCCTCGACGTCATCGAGCCACTCGACGACAAGGAGCAACCATGAGCAAACACGCGCGACCGCGCATTTACAACAAGGCCGGCGAGCGGGTGCAGGTCTCGGACAAGAGCTGGTACGCCATGCAGGCCAACGGCGAAGCCGAGCAGCGCACGATTGAAGTGTTCGTCTACGGCGAGATCGGTACCTGGGGCGTCACCGCCAATCAGTTTGTCCAGGATCTGCGCGCCATGGACGACGGCGTGTCGCCCGTAGTGGCGGCCTTCAACAGCGTCGGCGGTGATCTTTTCGATGGGCTGGCAATGCATAACGCGCTGTCGCGGTTGGGCGAGCGCTGCACTGGTCGGGTCGATGCTCTGGCGGCAAGCGCAGCCAGCGTGGCCGTGTGTGGCGCGCACCGGGTGGTGATCGCGTCTAACGCCATGCTGATGATTCACAACCCCTGGACCTACGCCGCCGGCGACGCCGAGAGCTTTCGCAAGGTCGCCGATGTGTTGGACCAGACCATGGAAGCCATCATCGCGGCGTACAAGGCCAAGGCGCCGGACGTCGATGAAACCGAACTGCGCCGCCTGGTTGCGGCTGAGACCTGGTTGACGGCGAATGAGGCGGTGGCGCTGGGACTTGCCGACGAGGTCGGCGATGGCGTCATGGTCAAAGCGTGCCTGGGGCAGGGCGCCGTGCTGCAGCGTTTCCAGCATGCCCCGGCCGTGCTGCTGGCTCAACTGGATGAACCGACAGATCCGGAACCCGAACCCACACCGGAGCCTGCGCCGCCGATCCCGGATGACCCGCCGGCACCGGCGACCAATGCTGCACAACTCGCGGTGCTGATCAGCCAGCGTTGCACGGCGGCGGGCATCAGCAACTTGATCGAGCCGCTGCTCGCTGTCACCAATCTGGAAAACGAATCGGTGGTGCAGGCGGCGCTGACCCAGGCCAAAGCCATCAACGACTTGTGCGTAGCGGCACGGTTGCCGGAATTCAGTGCCGAGTACGTTTCGGCCGGCCTGGATACGTCGGCGGTACGTGCCCGGCTGTTCGACAAACTGGTAGGCAGCGGCAAGGGTTTTGAAATCGACAACAGCCTGCCGCTGGCCGATGACCCGCCGCCGAAGGTGCAGGCCAAGCAGATCGACCAGCCCTCGATCTGGTCCGCACGCCAAGCGGCGCAGACCGGCAAACGAACCTCACTTACTGGAGCTACTGCATGAACATTCAACGTGAACCGATGCACGCCGGGGAATTCCTCCTGTCCGAGGGCGCTGGCACCATTTCTCGCGAAGCAATCAACGTCGCCGCCGGCCCGGCGCTGGAGCCTGGACAGATCCTCGGCCTAGTCACTGCCACCGGCGAATTCGCACCGTATAACCCGACCGCTGAAGACGGCAGTGAGAACGCGCAGGCGATTCTTTTCGGCCCGCTGAGCACGTCCGACATCGTCCGTCGCGGGCGCGCCGTGGTGCGGCTCGCCGAGGTCAGCGAAGCGCACCTGACCGGTCTGGATCTGGCGGCCGAAAAAGCGCTGGCTGCCCATAACGTGATCGTCCGTTAAGGCAATTGCCTTCAAATTTTCAGCCCGCCCTGTGCGGGTTTTTTGTTTTCTGGAGACTGCTTCATGGCTGACATTCAAATCTTCAACGACGAGGCATTCTCGGTGTCCTCGTTGACCGCTGCCATCAACGAACAGGAATACGTTCCCGGGCGTATTGGTAGCCTGGGTCTGTTTCAGGAGGAAGGCATCACCACCCTGACGGTGCAGATCGAGAAAGATGGCGACACCCTCGCCCTGGTACCGGCCGGTGAGCGCGGCACCTCCGGTCTGGTGGTGTCGGGCAGCAAGCGCAACCTGATCCCGTTCAACACCGTGCATTTGCCTGAGCGCTTCACCATCAAGGCTGACGAGATCCAGGGTATTCGCGCCTTCGGTACGCGCTCGGAGTTGCAGTCGGTGCAGGACGTGGTCAACAAACGTCTGGCCAAGGCGCGCCGTCAGCTGGACATCACCCATGAGTTCCAGCGACTGGGCGCACTGAACGGCAAGATCTACGACGCCGACGGCAAAACGGTATTGCTCGATCTTTATGAGCGTTTCGGAGTGAAGCGAAAAAGCTTGTCGATGGGCTTTGGAGGCTCGGACGAGGCCTTTCGTATCAAGTGTGGTGATGCGCTGGATTTGCAAGAAGACGCTCTCGGGAGCGTTACACGCAGTGGTTCGCGCGCGTTCTGTGGTAAGAACTTCTGGAACGCGATGCTAAAACTGAAGGAGGTGAAAGACACCTACCTTAATACGCAGCAGGCGGCCTCATTGCGCGGTGATGCGCGTGAAAGTTTCGATTACGGCGGCATCACCTGGGAGCGCTACCGCGGCAAAATTGCCGGCGTCACTTTCGTGCACGACGACAAAGCGTTGCTGATTCCCGAAGGCGTCCCTGATCTGTACATCTCGGTGTTTGCGCCGGCCGACTACATGGAAACGGTCAACACTGAAGGCGTGCCGTACTACAGCAAGATAGAGCCGTTACCGTTCAACAAGGGCATGGCCGGTGAGGCGCAGTCCAACCCACTGCACATGTGCACTCGGCCGCTGGCGCAGATCCTGTTGGAGATGTAGTCATGGGCATTCGCGAGCTGATGGCCGATGTCGACGACATCGTCTTTGAAACCTTGGGCGACAGTGCGCGGATCGAAGGGCGTAGTGAACCGGTACTTGGCATGTTCTCGGCGCCCTGGTTGCAACCGCGGATCGGGCGGATGAATACCGCCATTCGTGAGCCGCGCTTCGAGGTCCGCGTTGCTGATGCCGATGGTCTGAGCAAGGGGCTGCTGGTAAGCGTTGACGTACCGGGCCTGGATGGTGGCGGGGACTACGACTTGCTGCAGCTTGAGCCCACCGGTGACGGTCTGGTCGCCCTGATTCTAAGGAAGCGACCATGAGTGTCGGCAGTCACTTCAAGCCCTCGGCTGGCGGCGGGATGATCTCGTTGCAGACCTCGGCGGCAGACCTGAAAGCCTTTCAGGACTTTGCTGCCGTGCTGCCAAAAGCAGCGGCCAACGCCCAGCGCCGGGCCATCAACAAAACCCTGCGCTGGCTTGCCACACAAATTGCCCGCGCCGTCGGCCGGCAGGAACGCATTGCGGTCGCTGCTGTACGTCAGCGCCTGCGGGCCTACCCGGTCAGTGGCGGGGCCAACAGCGGCAAATTGTGGTTCGGCCTCAACGCCATGGAGGCCAGCCGTATCGGCCGGCCTCGGCAGAGTCGCTCCGGTGTCTCGGTTGCCGGCCGGCGCTTTCAGGGCGCGTTCTTCAAAAAGGTCTACGGCAACAGCGCAGACGTCTGGATTCGTACCGGCAGCAAGCACTTCAGGGCGAGCGATTATCCCGACAGCGATGTCAGCGGTGCGGTCGGCGCGAGTTCGGGTTGGATCGCCGAGCACGACAATCGCTTCCCGCTGGCCAAGGCCAAGGTGTCGTTGGAGCAGGCCCGCCCGCACTTCGAGAGCTGGGTACGTAAGGCTGACGAACACCTGATGCATGTCCTGCAGCAGGAACTCAATTTCGAAGTGCAGAAGCACTTGAAGGGGAAATGACGTGACGGATCAAGTCGACGAGCCGTTCAGTCTTGAGCAGCTGTATCGCGCCATCGAGCAGCGCATTCAGCAACACTTTCCGTACCTGCAGACGGTGTGCATGTGGCCGGATGATTTGGATCGCTTACCGCTGCCTGCGGTGCTGATCGAATTGGCCGAGATGGAGCCGGGTCTCGATCCGGGAACTGGTGAAACCGGCTTAGCCTGCAAGTTCGAGGCTCGGGTGATCACCGATCCGATTCAGCCAGATGATCATCAACAGGCGGTGTTCCTGGCGGGCCACCTCGCCGCGTTGCTGCGCATGCAGTGCTGGGGCGTGGAGGTCGAGCCGGCCGAGTTCGTGCAGGCCATGCAGGACTGGACCAAACCCGAACTGGACGGCTACACCGTCTGGGTCGTGGAATGGACGCAGCAGATCTACCTCGGTGAGGCCGAATGGCCTTGGCCGGATCAGCCACCGGGCACCCTGCTGCTGAACATTGAGCCAGGCGACGGCCCGTTCCGTCCGGAGGATGTGCAATGAGTTCCGGTTACGTCGCGGCTCAGCACGACCGCATGCTCGCCGGCCTGGTCAAGGATTGCTACGTGGTGGCGGTGGATCTCGCCGCGTCACCTCCGGTGTGTCGAGTCTCGGACGGGGAGTGGGTCAGCGGCTGGGTGCGCTGGCATAGCGTTGCAGCTGGCAAGGCGCGGCACTGGCGGGCACCGAGCATCGACGAGCAGGGCACTTTGATCAGTGCCAGCGGCGATGTAGCACAGGGCACATTCATTCCTGGTCTTTACGGCAATGGTGGCCCGCCACCGGACAACCGCGACCACGTCGAGGTCTGGCGTTTCGATGATGGAGGCTCACTGGTCTACGACTGGCAGGCCAACAGTTACACCATCACTCTGCCGAGCGGTACGGTCACCATCAAGGTCGGTTCAACACTGGCCGAAGTCACCGACAACGCTGTCAGCGTGAAGTCGGGAACGATCGATCTGGAGGGCGCCGTGAACATCAAAGGGCCGGTCACCATCGACGGCCCGCTGCACGCGACACAGAGCATCACCAGCGATGCCGACATTCTGGCCGCCGGCCAAAGTGACAACCACCACAAGCACTGACTCATCACTCATTCAGCCCGCCGCGTGCGGGCTTTTTCATGCCTGGAGAAATCATGGCCAAACATCAAGATGATTTGGCTGCGCCTGAGCTTGTCTCGATCAGCGCAGTACAGATGACCTCGACCGTGACCTTTCGCGACACCCTCTATACCTCGCGCACGGTCATCTTGCCTGACGGCCGCACCTTGGCCGTAGCGAAAGCCCAGGTATCGGTTGATGGCACCGACGATGTGGCGCTGAAGTGCCTCAAAGCCCACGCCGAGTTCGAGCAGCTCAAGGAGTAAAACCGATGATCGGAATGGATCGCCACACCGGGCAACCCATCTCCGGCATCGAGCATTTACGTCAGTCGGTGGCGGACATCCTCGGCACGCCGCTGCTGAGCCGCCGCGAGCGTCAGGAGTACGGCAGCAAGCTGCGGCGCATGGTCGACCTGCCCATCAACGAAGGCTGGAAAAGCGCCGCTCAAGCGGAAGCGGCCCGGGCGCTGCGCCAGTGGGAACCGCGACTGAAGCTTGAGCGCGTCGTCGCCATCTCGGTGTTGGGCGGGAAAATCAATTTCAGAATCAGCGGCGAGTATCTCGGTGAGCGCGGCACGTTGGAGGTGTGGGTATGAGTACGCTGGTGGATCTGACGGAACTGCCCGCACCGGATGTGCTGGAGCCGCTGGACTTCGAAGAGGTGTACAGCGAAGCGCTGGACGTTTTTCGCGGTTACATGGGCGGCAACTGGACAGCGGCGCTGGAGAGCGATCCGGTGACCAAGCTGCTGGAAGTCGGCAGTTACATCAAACTCGGCAACCGGGCGCGGGTTAACGACGCGGCCAAGGCGCAGCTGCTGGCGTATGCCATCGGCGCTGATCTGGAGCAACTGGCCGCCAACGTCAATCTCAAGCGCCTGGTGATTCAAGCGGCGGATCCGCAGGCGGTGCCGCCGATTGAGGCGGTGCTGGAATCCTACGATGCTCTGCGTGAGCGTGTGCAGATGGCTTACGAAGGGTTGACCACAGCGGGACCACGCAATAGCTACATCTTGCACGCCCGTAACGCCTCGGCACTGGTCGCCGATGCCACGGCTGAAAGCCCGGCGCCGGCCTGCGTCGACGTGACAGTGCTGGGCCTCGAAGGGGACGGTGCAGTTGGGCCTGAGCTGCTGGCCTTGGTCGCCAAGGCTGTGAATGATGACGACGTGCGCCCGGTCGGTGACCGGGTCACGGTACGCGGCGCCGAGATCCTGCGTTACCGGATTGATGCGGTGCTGCACATGAAAGGTACCGGACCGGAAAACGACGCCGCGCTCGCCGAGGCGATCAAGCGTCTTGAGGCCTGGATCAATCCGCGCCGTCGCTTGGGTGTCGAGGTAGCGCGCTCGGGTGTCGATGCGCAGTTGCACGTCGCCGGTGTGGCCCGCGTTGAACTCAAGGACTGGCAGGATCTGAAACCAACCAAGGCGCAGGCGGCGTACTGCACTGGGTACACCGTCGTATTGGGAGGCTGATATGCGTAGTCTTCTACCGCTCAACAGCACTCCCCTAGAACGGGCTATCGAGGCGACCTTTGCCGAGACCACGCTGATTCCGCTACGCACGCTGTACAACCCCGACACCTGTCCGGCTCATCTGTTGCCGCATCTGGCCTGGGCTTGGTCGGTCGACCGCTGGGACCCTGCTTGGCCGGAACCGGTCAAACGCGCCGCGATCAAGGCCTCGTTTTACATCCACAAGCACAAGGGCACTATCGGCGCTCTGCGTCGGGTGGTTGAGCCACTGGGTTACCTGATCGAGGTGCTGGAGTGGTGGCAAAGCGTACCGGAAGGCGTGCCGGGCACGTTCGCGCTGAAGGTCGGTGTACTCGACACCGGCATCACCGAGGAGATGTACCTCGAACTGGAACGTCTGATTGATGACGCCAAACCGGTCAGCCGGCAACTGACCGGCCTTGCCATCAGCCTCGAAACCCAAGGCAACTTGAACATCAGTGTCGCTCTGTACGAGGGCGACGTAATCGACGTTTACCCGCCAGTGATGCGTGACATCGAAGTCACCGGCAGCTTTGGCGTGGTCGGGCGCGAACACTCCGTAGACACTCTGGACGTTTACCAATGATTGATGCGAACTCGCAGTTTTTCGCCATCCTGACCAAGGTCGGAGAGGCGAAGCAAGCAAATGCCGATGCACTCGGTGTTCCCTGGCTGATCAGCCAAATGGGCGTAGGTGATGCTAACGGCACCGATCCCATTCCTGATCGGCTGCAAACCAAACTGATCAACGAATGGCGGCGCCGGCCGTTGAATCAGCTCAAGGTCGATCCAAACAATCCAGCGATCATAATCGCCGAACAGGTCATCCCGGCAGACGAAGGTGGCAAGTGGATTCGTGAGATCGGCCTTTACGACGCGGACGGTGACCTGGTGGCAGTGGCCAACTGTGCGCCTAGCTTCAAGCCACTGCTGTCGCAGGGTTCAGGCCGCACGCAAATTGTGCGCATGAACTTCATCGTCACCAGCACTGGCAATATTCAGCTCAAGATCGATCCGGCAGTGGTGCTGGCTACACGCGAATACGTCGACGCGAAGATTCTGGAAGAGCTGTACAAGCTCGACAACAAGCAGTCGGTGCGGCTCGCGACGACGGCAAACATCGTGCTGTCCGGGCTTCAGTCCATCGACGGCGTGGCACTGGTTGTCGGTGATCGGGTACTGGTGAAAAACCAGACTGCTGCCAAGGACAACGGAATATGGGTCGCGGCAGCGGCGGGCTGGTCGCGAGCGTCGGATGCGGACTTCAATACAGAGGTCACATCGGCGCTGTTGGTATCGGTCGAACAGGGCACCACGTTGGCCGACACCCGTTGGCAGTTGATTACCGACGGGGCGATTGTCTTAGGTACAACGGCGCTGACATTCCAAAACGTGACGCAAGGCTTTGCGCCAATCAATGCTCCGACATTGGTTAACCCATCGGCCAACACACAGCCGCAATTTGATAATTCATCGAAACTTGCCACGACCGAGTTTGTGCAGCGCGCGGCGGGAAGTTTGGCTGGGTACGTCGCCTATGCGGTAAATACGGTTTTAACGGCGGTAGATGTCGGCAAGTACGTCTATGCAAGCGGGGCGACTGTCACTCTAACGCTGCCTGATGTCACGCTGTTGCCCCTTGGAAGTCGTATTTACATTCAGGCGGGAGCAATGACCGTCTGTACTGTAAGGTCAATTAACGGCGCAATCACTGGGCCAAATGGCAATCAGGTGGGTTCGAACAGTGTGGTGCTGGGTAACGGCGTTGCGACAGAATTTATCGCAACAGGTGTGAACTGGCTCGCGGTGGGCGGATCTGGACTCGCCGGGCTTTTTGCCAATGGCTATCAACGGTATCCGTCAGGTTTGATCGAGCAGTGGGGAACCGTAACGATCAATGACAACACTGAATCGTACATTACGCTGCCCATCGCATTCCCTGCGGCAATTCTCGGGGCGATGGCGTCAGTGTCCAACTCATTGGCGATCTCTGGTGGTGAGTTCGCGATTGCCGGTGCGAGAAAGAACGGTGCCAGCTTGAGCACCATTGCTATCAACGCAAACACGGGGCCTCAGACCTCGGTAAGTCAACTCGTAACCTGGCGCGCGTGGGGGTATTGATCATGATTTTTTTTAGTGCGTCTGAGTGCGGCTTCTACGACGACACCATCAACAGCCGCGTACCTGATGACGGGGTCGAGGTCTCCGATGAGCAGCGTCGCGCGATTCTGGAGGGTCAGTCTGTCGGAATGGTTGTCGCTGCTGACGAGTTCGGCGGCCCTATCCTTGTCGAGCGGCCGGCGCCTAGCGCTGAGGTGCTGGCCGCCGCTGAGCGTGTTTGGCGTGATCGGCAATTGGCGGCTACTGACCCTCTGGTTTCACGCCATCGCGACGAGGTCGAGGAAGGCGGGTCGACCTCGATCACGCCTGAGCAATATACCGAGCTGCAAGGTTATCGTCGGCTGTTGCGTGACTGGCCGCAAGGGGGGCAATTCCCACTGATCGATCACCGCCCGGTCGCACCGCAGTGGCTGTTCGGTCAGCTTCAATAAGCGCTCCGCACTGACGGGGCGTTTTCTTTCCGTTACGCGTAACACGAACACCCTCACAGCCTCGCTTATGCGGGGCTTTTTCGTTTCTGGAGATTAACCTCTATGAGTTTCTTTCACGGCGTCACGACCACGGCGGTCGATACCGGCGCACGCACTATCTCGTTGCCGTCCTCGTCGATCATCGGCTTGTGCGACACCTTCAGTCCCGGGCTGCTCGGTGGCGGTAAAGCCAAGGCCGGCGAACTCAAACTGATCACCACCGAACGCGAAGCAATTGCCGCGTTCGGCGCCGAGTCGGCGATCACCAAAGCCTGCCAGGCGATCTACGCCAAAGCCAAGGCGGTCATCGTCGCCATCGGTGTGCCGAAGATGGACGACCCGGCGCTGCAGACATCAGCCATCATCGGCGGTGTTCTGGCGTCCGGTCAGCGTACCGGCCTGCAGGCGCTCCTTGATGGCAAAAGTCTGTTCAACGCTCAGCCGCGATTGCTGATCGCGCCCGGCCATTCTGCAACCCAAGCGGTGGCCACGGCCATGGACAGCCTGGCGCAGAAGCTGCGGGCAATCGGCATCATCGACGGGCCATGCACCACGGATGAGGCCGCTATGGCCTACGCGAAAAACTTCGGCAGTCGCAACCTGTTCATGGTCGACCCGGGCGTGCAGTACTGGGATGCCGGTGAAAGCAAGACGGTCGATGCGCCTGGTTCTGCATGGACAGCGGGCCTGTTTGCCTGGACGGATGCCACCTACGGTTTCTGGGCCTCGCCTTCGAACAAGGAACTCACCGGCATCACCGGTACCACCCGCGCCGTCGAGTACCTGGACGGCGATGAAACCTGCCGGGCCAACCTGCTCAACAACGCGAACATCACCACGATCATTCGCGACGACGGTTATCGCCTCTGGGGCAACCGTACCCTGTCGAGCGATCCGAAATGGGCGTTCGTCACCCGCGTGCGCACGCTGTTCATTCTCATGGACGCGGTGCAGGCCGGGCACAAATGGGCGGTCGACCGCTCGATCACCAAGACCTACGTCAAGGACGTCACCGACGGCTTGGAAGCATTCATGCGCGACCTGAAAAATCAGGGCGCGGTGATCAACTTCGAGGTGTACGCCGACCAGGAGCTGAACACGGCCAGCCAGATCGAGCAGGGCAAGGTGTACTGGCGGATCCGCTTCACCGACGTGCCGCCGGCCGAGAACCCGAATTTCCTCTTCGAAGTCACCAACGAGTGGATGACCGAAGTGCTTGAAGCCGCCTAAGGAGGCCACCTGATGATTCCTGAAGTTCTGTCCAACTGCGCGGGGTTTATCGACGGCGTGAGTTTTGCCGGCGAGATGCCGAGCCTGACCCTGCCCAAGGTCGTGCTGAAAACCGAAACCTACCGGGGCGGCGGCATGGCCGGCGAGATCGAGATCCCGACCGGTGTCGAGAAACTTGAAGCCGGGTTTACCACCAACGGTGTGCGCCGCGAGGCATTGAAATGGTTCGGGTTGTCCGACCGTACCGCTTGTACTGCGGTGTTCCGAGCGACGTTCAAAGGCCTCAAGGGCAAGGTCACCCCGGTCATCGTGACCATGCGCGGCGGTCTCAAGGAAGTCGACATGGGCGACTGGAAGGCCGGTGAAAAGGCCGAGAGCAAACACAACATGGCGTTGACGTACTACAAGCTCGAAGTCGGTGGCCGGTTGATCTACGAGATCGACATGGTCGGCATGGTGCTGGTGGTCGACGGCGTTGATCAACTGGCAGAAGAACGCTCGGCCCTGGGCCTTTAAGGACATACGCAATGACTCAAGCAATTCAAGTTACACCCGAACAGTCGCTCCCTAAGTGGATGGAACTGACCGAGGAAGGGTTTCGTATCAGCCTCAAATACCCGACCGAACTCAATGGTGTGCAGGTCGACCGCCTGACGATGCGCGCACCTTGCGTGCGGGATGTGCGGGCCGCGCAAGCGGCCTCCAACGGCGATGCCGAACAGCGGGAACTGTCACTGTTTGCCTCGCTGACCCAGACCCCCGAGGAGGATCTGGTCGCGCTCAAGATGGTCGATTACATGCGTCTGCAGGCCGGGTATTTTCGTCTGGTCACGGACGACTAAGTGCGACGGAGCCACGTTGAAGATGCTGGCCAAACGCATGGCCAAAGAGACCGGGTTCTCGTCCGCCGAGATCCTGGCGATGCCCTTCAACGAACTGGTGTGGTGGCTCTCCGATTGAGCCACTGCGCAACCCTCCCGACGCATAAGGCACGCACATGGCGAAGAACCTCGCGCTCGGCTTTGTCATTGGCGGCGCCGTCGATCCGACGGTAGGCAAAGCGTTCAAGGACGTCGAAAGCAAGATCCAACATTTAGACAGCGTGGGTAGCAAGGCCCGCGTGTTGCAGAACACCATCGGCGACACCATGCGTCTGCGCGATGAATGGCGCAAGGCGCACATGACCGGTGCCGCCGGCGCGGACAAACTACTGAGCAAGTACGAGAAGAACCTCGAACTGCTGAAGAAACAAGGCGTTGAGGTCGGGCGGCTGAGCAAGGCCTACGCCACGATGGGCCGCGTGGCAGCTGGAGCCGAATTGAAGGCACTCGGTCATCGACAGATCGAGGAGGGCCGGGCAGGACTGAAAGGCACCCTCGGTCAAGCAGGGGCGCTGACCGCCGCAGCTGCCATTCCGACCAAGGTAAGTGCGGACTATGGGGCGATCATCCGGGATATTGCGATCAAGGCCAACATTGCCAACACGCCGGAAGAGGTGCAACTGTCCAAGACTGTGATCGACACGTCACGCGATACAGGCATGGCGCGTAATCAGGTGGCCGAAGTCGTCAACGCCCTGGTCGGCGCCGGTATGGAGTTGGACAAGGCGCTGTCCTATGCACCGACCGCAGCCAAATTTGCGGTGGGCCAAGGATCGGAAGGCACTGAAACGGCGAAGATGATCAACGCCTTGGGTCAGAACGCCAAGATTACCGATCCCAAAGTGATGCAGCAGGCGCTGGAGGCCATCGCCTACCAGGGCCAGGCGGGCAGTTTTGAAGCGGTCGACATGGCTAAGTGGTTTCCTGAGTTGCTGGCCGGCATGGGCAAACTGGGTATCACCGGCATGGATTCGGTGACGCAGTTGGGCGCGATGCTGCAGGTGCAAATGAAAACGGCCGGGGGTTCGGACGAAGCGGCTAACAACCTCAAAAACTGGATGGAGAAAATCGGCTCCGGTGAGACGGTCAAGGCCTACCAGAAGGCCGGGATCGACTATAAGGGGTCGATGCAGACCGGTTTGCAGAATGGCAAATCCACACTGGAATCCAGTTTTGCCCTGGCCCAGAAGTACATCGAAGCGACTGATCCGAAGCGAGCCGCCGAGATGGCCAAGGCCACAGCGGCGATCAGTAAAGAGGCTGACCCCGAGAAAGCCAAAGCCATGATGAAGTCTCTGGAAGAGGCTTTGCGTACCGGTGACCTGTTCGCTGATATGCAGGTCAAGGCAGCCTTGACCGCGTACATGCAGAACAAGGATCTGTATGAGCAGCTGAAAAAGGATTCCGCCGGGGCGACCGGAATCCTCGACAAGAACCTGGCCGAGCGCCGGCAAACCTCGGCGCAGAAATGGTCTGAAATGGCCCAGTCGATGGACGATGCCATGCGCAGCATCGGCGATGCGATCCGGCCGGTCACCGACTCCGTAGCCGACGGCATCAACAACGTTAGTCGCAAGCTGTCGGGCTTTGCCGACGAGTTCCCGCGGGTCACGCTCGGCATCGGCACGGCCGTGGCTGGACTGGTTGCGCTCAAGGGGGCCGTCAGCGCCTTCAAGGTTGGCAAGGGGCTGATGAACCTCGGGCGCGGCACGCTGATGGGCAATCCGAACATCCCACAAAAGGTGATCGTTACCAACCTTCCGGGTGCTGGTGGCGGGCTGAGTGGCGGTGATCTCGATGCCGGCGGCGAGGGGAAGAAAGGCAAAGGGGGGAAAGGCGGCGGGAGAGGAGGTGGTGGTCGTAGCGCGAAGATAGTCGGAGGCATGAAAGGTCCAGCGTTGCTGGCGGTGGTCGATGCTGGCTTTAAAGCCTACGACACATACGAAAATGCCGAGACCCAGGATGAAAAGGCGGAAGGCTACGGGCAAGCGGCCGGCGGTTTGGCAGGTACGCTGGCCGGCGCTGCTGCGGGAGCCGCCATCGGTTCGGCAGTGCCCATTATCGGCAATATCGTCGGCGGCCTGATTGGCGGCTATCTCGGTTACATGGGCGGCGATGCGCTCGGTGGAGTCATGGGTAAAAAGCTGTTCGGCGCCGATGAATCGCTGAAAAAAGTACCGGATGCCGGGCCGTTGATGATGGCCGATGCCGGGAAAAACCTGTCGCCAGTGATGGGCGACATTGCCCGGTCATTCGAACCCAAGCCGGTTGGTCCTTTGGCACCTGCTGCAGCAATGGGCGATGTGGCCAGGTCGTTGGCCGCACCTGCCAGTACGCCAGTGCCACCGGCTCTCCTGGCTGCACCGGTTCCGGCTGCGAAAGCCGAGTCGCCTAAGATCGAGCAACAGGTCCAAATCTCGGCGCCGCTGCATATCACCGTCCAGGGCGATGCGAAGGACCCGGCGCAAATGGCGCGTGAGCTGCAGCCCTTTATCGCGCAGCAGATGCAGCAGGCCACGCAGCAGTTGCAGAACCGCAAGCTGTATGACGAACCGCATGTGTAAGGAGGGCTAATGGCCTATATGGAAAAGCTGCAGTCCGGTCTGAAGAATCTGGCGGCAGCGGGAGAGACTGGACGCCGTAGCCTGGACGGCATGATGGGGCCGGTCAACGGTGCCATCAGCGAGATCAGCGGCGCGGCCTCGGAGCTGGAAGGTATTCCTATCGTGGGGCCGGCGGTCGGGGCAAAGCTGCAACGTGTTATGCGCAGCGTCAACGCTGCGCAGGCCAAGGTCGGCCAGGTGGTGGCCACCTACAACAAGGCCACCCGCGCCGTGTCGCAGATTGATGAACGGATGGGCGAACTCAAGGAACAGGCAGCCCGGGCGTCCACCGCGATCAACAAGATCGCCGGCAAGGTCAGTCCATCACTGGGGAACATTCTGCCGACCGGATCACTGGCGGGTGACGCGACACCGATGCCGGAAGCGGTGAAGCCGTTTCCGCACCTGTTAATCGTACAGCCGCTGGATCCCAAGGCGGCTCCGTATTACTTCAACCTGGACACCGCCGCCTTCGACGAGCTGCGACGTTCGACGGAGTACCGCTGGGCGTCGCAAGAACGGTTGACCCGCCGTCCGGCGCAGCAAGCGGTGGGCATCGGCGAGGAAAAAATCACCCTCAAGGGCGCGATTTTTCCCGGCTTCAAGGGCGGGATCAAACAGCTGGACACCCTACGTAGTCTTGGTGCCCAGCTTCTGCCTCTGACCCTGACCACCGGCTATGGCGACGTGCTCGGCACTTGGTGCTTGAAGAACGTTGAAGAAGAACAGAGCGCGTTGCTGCAGGGTGGTATCCCGCGCAAGCAATCGTTTACCTTGGAGTTTGTACGCTATGGCGATGACCTGCAGAACGTCTGACGGGGATCTGCTGGACACCCTGTGCTACCACGCCTATGGGCATTTGAGCGGAACGGTCGAGGCGGTGCTGGATGCCAATCAGGGCTTGGCCGACGAGCCGCAACCGTATCGCGCCGGCATCGTGATCGAGCTGCCGGATCTGCCTGGTCCCATTGAAGAAGGCCTAGCGCTTTGGAGTTGATGGTCTACAGTCATAGCGTAGCCCTTGTTGTACCTGCAGCTACACCCCTTCAAAACCCGCCTCGTGCGGGTTTTTTTATGGAAAAAATAAATGACTCCTGCCTTTCGTATCGTCGCCGACGGCGCCGACATTACCGCGCTGATCAATGATCGACTGCTGCAACTCAAAACCACTGATAAGCCTGGAATGGAGTCCGACGAATTCGAACTGCGCATCGACGACCGTGATGGCGCGGTGGTGCTGCCTCCACGCGGTGCCAGCATCGAGATTTACCTGGGCTACGCAGAAACTAAACTGACGCGGATCGGCCGTTACGTCGTCGATGAGATCGAGCTGTCCGGCCCGCCGGATACGCTGGTGATCACCGGCAAGGCCAGCGACATGCGCGGCAGCGGCAAAACGATCCGCAGCGGCAGTTGGGAAAATGTGCCGCTGTCTCGGATCGTGGCTGATATCGCTGCACGTAATGGCTGGCAGCCGGTGTGCCCAGTGCAAACCAAGGTGCCGCGTGCCGATCAGTTGAATGAATCGGACTTCAACTTCATCACGCGTCTGGCCAAGCAGTACGACTGCACTGCCAAGGTCGCCGACGGAAGACTGCTGGTGATGTCACGTCAGGGCGGGCAGAGCGCCTCGGGCAAGTCTTTCGGTGTGGTTCTGATCCAACGGCGCGACGTCAGTCGCTTTCAGTTTCGTCTCGGGGATCGCAACACGCACAAGGCGGTGTCGACCAAGCATCAGGACAAGAAAACCGGAAAGCTCGCGGTGGTCACTTTGGACAACGACGAATCGCCGGACGGCTTACCGCCGGTGCATACCGACCGCCACATCTACCCGAACAAGTCCGCCGCCGAAGCCGCCGCCAAGGCACGTCTCACCGCGTTCAATCGTTCCACGGCCGGCGTCCGGCTGGAGATGGCAGGGCGCACTGACCTCTTCGCCGAGCGATCAATCAACGCCCAAGGCTTCAAGCTTGGACTCGACGGCGAGTACCTGGTCGACTCGGTGGAGCAGGTATACACCCAGGCGGGCTGGAGCACGACAGTTGAGTGCAACGGTGGCAAGAAGGGTAAAGCCAAAGCCAAGGGCAAGAAGAAAAAAGCGGCGAAGGAGCTGAAGGTCGTTCAGCTCAAGCAATAGCGCCGCATTCTCACAACTCAAGGAGACATCGATGTCACTGACCGAACAGCAACTGCAATCCATCATGCCCAACGCCCGCCGCCAAGCGGGCGTTTTTGTATCTGCTCTCAACGCAGCCATGGCGCATTGGCAGATCAACACACCGAAACGCCAAGCTGCGTTTCTGGCCCAAATCGGACACGAGTCCGGTCAGCTGCAGTACGTCCGGGAGCTGGGCGGCGATCAATACCTGAGCAAATACGACACCGGTGCCCTAGCCGCAAAACTGGGCAACACCCCGGCAGCGGACGGCGATGGCCAGCGTTATCGCGGTCGTGGGCTGATTCAGGTGACCGGCCACGACAACTACCTGCGCTGCAGCCTGGCACTGTTCGGCGACGAGCGATTGCTGCGTACCCCAGAGCTGCTGGAGTTGCCGCAGTGGGCTGCTGAGTCGGCTGCATGGTTCTGGTCGGTGAATGGGTTGAACGCGCTCGCGGATCAAAACGAATTCAATGCGATCACCCGCAAGATCAACGGTGGTCTCAATGGCCTGCAGGATCGGCTGGAACTTTGGGAGCGGGCGAGGGCGGTGCTATGCGTCTCGGCGAACTGATCCCGGCGCCGTATCGGCTGCTGCTCAGCACGGTACTGATGGCGACGCTGGCCGGTGGATCCGCAGCTATCGCCTGGCAGGTGCAGGATTGGCGCTACGGCAAACAGCTCGCCGAGCAGGCGCGCCTCCATACCGAAACCCTCAACAAACTGGCCCTGGCCTCCGTCGCACAGCAGCGTGCCGAACAAGACAGGCGCCTCGCGCTCGAACAGCGTCTGGCTACCAGCGAGCAAACCCATTATCGAGCCTTGAACGATGTCCAACGTGATCAAAGTCGCCTGCGCGACCGCCTTGCCACTGCTGATCTGCGCTTGTCAGTCCTACTCGACGCCACCACCGGCGCCGGCAACGGATCGGTGTCAGCCACCACCGCCACCGGCGGCGTGGTTCATGGCCCCACAAGAGCCGCACTTGACCCAGCGCATGCTCAAAGAATTATCGGCATCACCGATGAAGGCGACCGGGGGCTAATTGCCCTCGCGGCCTGTCAGGCGTATGTGAAAACTATTATTGGAGCGGACTTCTCAGCGGAGTAGGTCTCTGTCGAGCTTTATAGGGTTATCGTATTGAGATGTTCGTGAAGCTTTAGCTAGGAACTCATGTAAGAACGCCATGCAGGTGCAAGCAATCAGTACGCATGTAACACTTACGGTAAGCATTATGTAATCACCTTTTGTCAGCGTGATAATGCTAGTGCATAAACCCAGGCAAAGGACTCCAATCATCGCTCCGCCCCCTGTTCGTAAAATGGTCAAAAAACTAGTTCCGACCTCTGTCATCATTTTGTGGATGGTGACAAGTTTTTTCTGTGCATTTTCTGAGATGAAACGCATGCCGAATCGAATTGCAGTTGCGATGCAGTAAGGGATTAACAAGAGTCCCGCATAATCTATTAATGATCCTATTGCTAGTAACCCGCTAATCATGTCGTCAAGCTCCTTCGGGTTTCTTGTGTAAATAATAACTGGTATGGCCCCGAGGATGAATGATATGAAAAATTCATAACGAATCTTTTTTGCAATAATAATGAATGCAGATGCAAAGCCGTCTCTGTGTTTTGTCATTTTTATTAATGATAGTTAATTGAGATACTTCTAATAAAGAAGCGATCAGGTAAAGATGCGTCAACATCCTTCCCGATCGCTGTCCCCGCAGATGGTCCCTGCAAGTCCAGCCAAGGCTTCTGCTCCGTGCACAAAGCGCGGCGAGCCTAGCACCTGTTTATCCGTACAGTAAAGGTCTTGCTTACAATGTCTACACCCATCATTCCATGGATGGGCGGCAAACGCCGCCTGGCCGACCGCCTCATCCCGCTTTTTCCGCCACACGAATGCTACGTTGAAGTCTTTGCCGGCGGTGCCGCGCTGTACTTCATGAAGCCTCAGCCGTCGCCGGTCGAAGTCCTCAACGACATCAACGGCGACCTGGTCACGCTTTACCGCGTGGTGCAGAACCACCTCGAAGAATTCGTGCGCCAGTTCAAATGGGCGCTCAGCTCGCGGCAGGTGTTCGAATGGCAGAAAATGACCCGCCCCGAAACCCTCACCGACATCCAGCGCGCCGCCCGATTCTTCTACCTGCAGCACCATGCTTTTGCCGGCAAGGTCACCGGGCAGACGTTCGGTACGGCAACCACTGGCCCGGCAATC